ATGAATCTCACCCAATATATTTCCAAAATCTAAAAATACAAATGCTGAAATATTAGTGTAAACTATATCATTTATAGTACCCGATGGCGCTAAAATTCTAAACGTAACGTTTCCGCTAATCGGCACTGGATTAGAAAGGATTATTTCAGAACCTCCAATGCCAACTGTTGATCTAATCTGATAGTAATTTATTCCAGGTTCAACCGGTGTAATTTTCCAGCTTCCATCTGCCTGTAAATAATGAGTACTTATTCCATCGTATAGGCTAATAACAAAATTCATGTCCGTTCCAAAATCAGGATCTACATTTTTATAATCAATAACAATTTTTAATCTCTCTTGAACAGTAATGTTCAAAATCATTGGTATTACATTATTATTTTGATAATAATTAGTTAAGTCGGGATAAGTATCACCGGTTGAAAAGAATATTAAACCTCCAGATGGATAAGTACCTAAAAACATAGTGCCTGTTTTAGTGTACCCTGGAATAGTCACATCATCGCATGGTAAAGTTGGATCGCCAACGCAACCCCTCGTAAATCCGGCAAAACTTGGATTAGCTAACTTTTCATCCGTATTTTCTAATTTTCCGTACTTATAAGACATAGACGCATTTTTATAAGGTCTATCAATCATCTTCATTTGATCGGTATTAATGTGGAAATAAGGCGCATCAATTACGCCCTCGCTTTCGCCACCCAATAAAGAATCTAAATCAGAAGTAAATGTTGGCTGATCATATACCCTTTCGCCATCATAATATTTCCTAAAAACTAATGACCCTGTTAAAGCCAATTCAGTTGGTCTATAAATATACCACTCGCCACCGCTTTGTATCATCACCGCAGTCCATTCCTCTAATATTGACCTTAATACATCCTCGCAATTCATTGGAGTAAATTGATCATCCTTTAAATACCTTTCACTATTTACAAAAGCCATGTCCAAAGGATCGTATGAGTTGCCCTGTGTCATGCTCGTTTCATAAATATTAACGCAAGTATTTAAGACTAAACTAGGAGCATCTAATCGTATTAAACAGGCATTTATAACCTCTATAAAACTTTGTTTACCTAAATAGAAATTACCATCATTCTGGACATAGGAAAGATTTTTAAGCAACCCTAAACCATCAACGGCATTTACAGAAATCGGATAAGGTGCAAATGTGAAGGCTTCCTGACATCCATCAGGGATTATAAACCCCGACCAAATTAAGCCTCCATTTCTAAATATCTCTACTAAAAATTCCCTTTCATTTTCGGTATATAAATCCTCTAATTCAAAATCCTCAGTTGCTATTAAATTTAACGTACATTCAGACCCGATTATTGGTTCCAATTTATCCGATGATGTATTCTGATAGTTTATCTGTATCGGGTTTTGTTGGGCCTGTATTTCAATTGCCTCACCTGCATAATCTAATTGCAAAATATCGCAAGTATAATCATCTGGAGTACCATTAACTATCCTAGTATCCCTGTCAGCATAAAATGTAAAAAAGTATTTAAGGTTATACATTATGGTCCGAATCTTTGAAGTTTAGCACCTGCTCTATTTAATACACCAATTAAGTTAGTTCCTGAAATCTCAAATACAACTCTACCACCTCCAAAGTCTTGAGATGAACCTGCTGCACTTGTGCTGATAGTTGATGATGCCTGTGGAATAGGTGCCTGTGGTTTCTTTTTAAATAATGATGCTATTCCTGCTATTGCCGCCACTCCTGCTAAAATAGGCAATAATGCGCCACCTGTTGCCGCAGTTGCACCTGCTGCTGCACCGGCAGTTCCTAATCCAACAGTTCCTGCTGCTGCTATTGGTGCGCCAAGTATAACGCCTCCAGTTGATGCTGCAACCCCTGATAGTGATCCTGCTGCTGCACCTCCTTTTCCAATTTTAAGTAAACTTCCAACTATTCCAATTAAACCGCCTCCTTTACCTTTTTCTCCGCTTTCATTTTTCCCACCACTTGACAATAAAGATAAAACTCCTTTTGTTGCCTCACTTGATAAAACAGAAAGAAAAGTATTTTTTATAGCCTGACCTAATGTATCAAATGATAATTTACCATTCATTAATAAATCATCAAAAAAAGTTTTAAACGATGAACTTAACTGAGGTATAATACTATCTTTTATGTATAAACTTAATCCCTGAAATGGTGTTAATAATGGCGCTTTAATAGCAGCAAATTTATCTACTATTGCCTTAGCAGCAACCTCAGATTGAGCAACCGCAGTATCTAAAGCATCCTGATCAATAATATCAATTCCAGCTTTTTTCTTGTCTGCCTCGGCTGAAACTGTCGCTCTAAAATTAACCAAAGAAGTTATCATTTGTTGACCAAATACCCCTGCATCCGTCTTTAACTTTGCAGCACTTTCATCTGCTTCTTTTTTTAATTTTTCTGCCTTTGCTTTTTCTTTTTTATCTAAATTTAAACCGCCTGTTGTAGTTGTTTTACTGGCTTCCTTTCCAAATGCTTCTCTTCCATCTTTTAATGCTTTTATAGCATCTTCATAAATCTTTTTATAGGCTGATTTTAAATCAAGATTAGCAGTACTTTTTATTAAATTATCGCCATCTGTTTTTAATTTAATAATTGACTTACCAAAATCATCGGTAGATTTAGCAGCACTTACAGAACCTGATACTAAATCATTGACGCTTTTTTCTGTTCTTTGAATAGATTGTACAAGCAAATCCTGAGTAGTTGCAAAACCAGCATTCGCACCTGCACTATTTGTTGCTATTTTAGCATATTTAACAATTGACTCAAATAAATTACCTTTAATTTTAAACTTAGATGCAGTTTCTAATTCTCTATTAAATTCAGTAATCGCATCAATAGATCCAGATATAATTTCTATTGCGCTTGAAAAAACACCGCTTGTATTGCTTCCAATAGATACAAGCATTTTATCCCACGAATCCCCTAAGTTTGAAATTTTACCAGTTAATGTTTGAGAAATAACAGCCATTGATCCTGAAACACCCTCAGCATCACCTAAAGATGTAACATAGTTTCTTATAGCCTCAGATGATTTGTCAACTGTTGTTTGAACCCCTTTAAAAGTAAATATTACCTTATCTCCAGCGTCTTGCGCCTTAATTCCAAATTCTTTTAATCTTTCAAACTCACCAGTTTGCGCATCTAAAATACCTTCTGCTAATTGATCAAATGATTTACCCGTACTTGCTGCTAAATCTCCCAACCTTCGCATCTCATCTCCCGTAGGTTTAAAACCTTGATTTGCTAACTTAACAAATGAATCAGTTAATTCTTTTACTCCAAAAGGTGTTTTAGATGCAAACTCCTCAATTTCTTTAAGTTTTAATTTTGCTAACGCATTAGATCCTAAAGTATTCCCTAATACTGCGCCTAATTTTTCAAATTCAGCAGTTACTGCCAAAACTTGTTGCCCAAATCCGACAAAAGCACCTACACTTAATGCGCCTGTTAAACTTAAAGCAATGGATTTAAATGAAGAATTTGCATTTGATGCAAATGTGTTTACATTTTTATTTCCATCAGAAGCAAAGTTTTTTAATTTATTACTTGCCCCTTTTAAATCTTTATCTAACTGACCTAAAGGTGCGCCAATAGGTATTTCAATTCCTTGCATTTTCCAGATATTTTATCATTGCCCTATTCATCTGTTCTTTAATTTTATCCATGTCCTTAATTTCATCATCCTGATAAATAAATGACATAAACTTTTTATAAGTCGGCATCCCCTTATTTACGTGAACTCGCATTCCATTCCATGTTGCCCATCCTATCCGTTCCCATTCCTTTTTTTCTCTATTAAAAAAGCCTTGACATTTAAGAATATATTGATTCCATGTCAAGGCGTAAAAGTCATTAGGCATCAAGCCGAGTTCACCAAAAGCAAATGTTAAAACATCCTTATTCCAATCTAACTTTACGGTTTGCTTTTTTTTTGTTCATCGCTTTCGCTTATACCTAAACTTTTAGTAATAGCATCATTAACTTTTACTAAAATATCGCTTTTTGAAGCATCAACCCATTCATAAGTATCAAACTCAGTAAAGTCAGGAACTCCTCCATTTTTTAATATTGGGTAACAGGCTGCATGAAACATCCAAACTCTAACAAATTCCATTTGTCTTGAATTAGGGATTGTATGTAAATCGGTAACCGAAATATTAAAATGCTGCAATACCTTTTCTAAAGCATAATTGCCAAAGAAAAACTGCCTATCCACTTCGCCAATCTTATAGGTTAAATGTCCTTCCATTAATAACCAGGATATGGATCAACTTCTGTTATATCGCCATCACCTAACAAAGTACCTGAGAAAGTAATAAACTCGCCCTCTGCACCTGTTATATCTAAAGCCGAAAAATAAGCAGTACCAAATTGAGCGGCAAAGTTTGGATCCTCAGTTCCATTATCTCTCAATAAAGCAATCTGATATTCAGCTAATGTTTTAGCTCTTGCAATGTTTTTAATAACATCCCAAGATGCTTTTGCAGTATCGCCACCTGCACCGCTTGTATCTGTAAATACACCCTCAAATGGTATCTCATAAGAGTAAGTTGTAGGCTTTCTACGGGTTACACCTGGATCGCATTTAGTTACTGTTTCGGCAAAGTCCCATGATTCTGAGATACCGTTTGAAGTTAAACATGCTACCGGCTTCCAAGTACCTGAATTACGGATGTAAAGCATGAATAAACTACCTGAATAAAATTGCTCGTCTGCCATTTTAGTTTATGTTTAGTTTATGATTAAATATTAATATGTATTGAAAAACGTTTTCTGTATCTGTTTCTAAAATTACTTCTGTGCTTAGATTTTGCATAGTTTCAATGTTATGGAAATCAATTAAGGTAATTCCATCAACTTGTATTAACTGCGCTACTTCTTCACCAATTACCATTGCAAAACTCAAATCCCCTGTACCATTCGGATACCTTGTTACTATCTGAACAGTCATTGTGCAATCATACCAATAATTGCACTTTGTTTTATTTTGTTGCTTTGTCTGGCTTGACAAAATTACATATTTTTTCGGTACATTCTTTAGCGGAGCCGACTTGCTATAAACAGGTATTGCAACCCCTCCAACTATCAAGTTTGATAAGGCATCTTTGTAAGCATTTAGCACCGATAAATTTGGATCCTTCATTACGTCAAATATAATTATTTTTTCGCATTATATTTTTCAACTTCTGTTTTCAATACCGTTACTAATTTTTTACGGTACTGAACAATACCAATTAAGTAAGCTGGTATTAAATATGGCTGCGGCCTTAGATTAATTTGTTTAATTCCTTTCCCTTTATATTTTGCAGCGATTGACTCAAATCCGCTTGGAATGCTAACCTTTCCTCCTGTTCCAAACTCAACAAAAGCTGAATAAGGAGCGTTTGCAAAAATAAATGATCTATTAAATCCTTCTCTGGCCTCTGTTTTACCAATTGACTGTCTAAGCTGGCCCAAATCAACTGGCGCCCTTTGCTTTGCATCGGAAACAATACTGTCAGCAGTTAAATTTGTAACTGCAATTGCAAGGCGGCTTGCATCATCTCCAAATAATTTAATTTCTTTTAATAAAGGCCCTATATTAATTTTTGGAGTTCTCATCTGTTACCCTCGCTAAAATTTCGTTAAACCTTCTTCGATCATCTAAATCCCTAACAGAATGGATTGTATAATAATTGCCCTCATATAAAATACGCATGTCCTTTGTAGGCTCAAAATCCATCCTGTAACGTGTTGTAAATCTATAACCCTGATTTATTACCTGCTCACCTGCTTCTAACTGCCTACTGCCATCAAATGGCTTTACATTTGCCCATGTTACCAATACCGGCACAAAAGTAATCACATAATCCTGAAATGCATTTTCAACGCTTAGAAATTCGCCAAACGTTATACGCCTGTCTAACTTGCCTGGATTCATTAGAATAAAGTTATACGCCTGTAAGGCGCAAGTAAATAAGTAACCACCTTTGGCATTTCTTCTTTTGGATTATCCCTATTCTCATACAAATAGGTAATCATTTCTTTAATAGCAGTTTCAATATCATCTGGAACATCCGATCCACCATCATAATTCCAATCATAACCAGCTACATAACTGACTGTATTAAATCCCGGTCTATCAGTAATCACCTCTGTATACCATTGACTTTCTTCGATCTCAAAATCTACTG